CGGGTATGGGTTCAGCTACCGAGTGCTTGACGCTCAATACTTCGGAGTGGCCCAGCGACGCCGCCGTGTGTTCGTTGTCGGATGTGCTGGAAGAGACTGGCAGCGTGCCGTCCAAGTATTACTTGAGCGCGAAAGCATGTGCGGGAATCCTCCGCCGAGCCGAGAAGCGAGGGAAGGAACTGCCCACGATGTTGCGCCTTGCCTTGAAGCGTCAGACGGAAACAAATGGGGATGTAACCAGTGGGTAGACGCTGGCAAGGCGGTGATTGATCGACTCACCGTCCGCCGCCTCACGCCGCGCGAGTGCGAACGCCTGCAAGGATTCCCAGACGACTACACGCTGATCCCCGGCGCGAAAGACACGCCGCGATACAAGGCACTCGGCAATTCGATGGCTGTTCCGGTGATGCGGTGGATATTCGAGCGGATTGCCCACTACCCGAACGATTCGTCCGCTTCGGCGTCCTCGTCCTGCTGCTGAGTCAGCGAGTAGATCATCCCCTCGACGGCGTGCGCGTTGCCCCGGCTCGTCTCGTACGTCTGGGTCTCGCCGTGCTCGTCAACCCAAGTGACCACCAACAGCACCGCATCGCAGTGTTCAGCCGCGATGCTCGCCGCCCGCTCGAATTGCTGCTCGCGATGATCCATAGAACGGACCTCTATCAATCAGCCCACGATGGCGTGGCGATCAGTTGGCCTGTTTCGGTGCAACCCTTGAAGCAGACCCACAACGCGCCGAGCGGCTTCGGGCTCAAGCCGATTGACTGTTCCCACGAATTGCCGTCTTTGCTCGCGTCTTTGTAGCCGGGCGATATGCAGCACCACCGCGTACGATTCCGAATCTCGCCCGCCCGCGTGACGTACTGCTGCGGCCTGTCCATCATCGACCGTTCGTGAACGTGGCCGATGTAGTACATATCGGCGTCGTAGTCAGCCGAGAATCGCTGGTGCTTGATAACGCCCCGCGTCACCGGACCGCCGCCGCCCGAACCGTGTGTGTACCGGAGCACGAACGACGCCCGCTTCGTCGTGTTGACCGACGCTCGGAACCGGATAAAACCGCTGTACGGCATGTGGTGGATATCGTGGCCCGTACGGTCTTTCAACCGCGCAATCAGCATAGCCGTCAGGTCGATACCGAAGTGGCGCACCGGAGCGGTTTCATGGTTGCCCCAAGACATCGACGCGAACAAATCGGTATATGGCTCGTAGAAGTTGACCGCTTCGTCCATGATGAGGTTGAAGTATTCGCCGGCGTCGCGTTCGCTGCGGATCACGCTCCGGCTCTGCCTCGGATCGCGCGGACCTTGCATCGCGTCGAACAGGTCTCCAAAATCGAAAACGCGAGCATTACGCTCGCGGGCCTGTTCAAGATGCCGCTTTTCCATACGGCGGTCTGACTTGGGATTGTCGAAGTGAACGTCCGACCGGAGCAGGAACCACTGCTCGCTTGTCGCGTTCGGCAGGTCGAAGTCCACAATCAATGCGTCTTTGGGTCGCGATACGTTCATCACCATTTCCCCTGTGGGCAACGCTCAGACGCCACCCTAAGTTTTCCGGCAAGATTGCACCCGCATGTTCGTTTACTCAGGTCCTCATGATTCGTGTTGTCTACGAACGGCTCGCCGCACCAGGACGATTTCCCCTCGATGGTCAGTGACACGCACGACTGGCAGACCTCGCGGCGATGCACAAACTCTTTGACATCCACGAAGTCACCGCGCGCAATCGCCTTGGCGTACTTTGTCGCGCCACGTACTCCCGTCAGCAACTTTTCCCACGGATGCGATTTGTTCATAGGGTCAAGTCCGATCCGTCGCGGTTGCATTCAGAGCAGCCGCCTCGCGCTTGGACGCGACTGCCCGACCCGTTTGGGTAGAGCGGGACGTACGGAGCCGGGTCCGCGTCCGGTCCGACGCCGGGGAAGTACTGATAGCAGTAGTCGCCGGGCTGGGGAACGGGCTGCACGGCCGGGTCCGGGCGAGGCGGTGGGTTGGTGAAGTCGATCTCGAACGGCGACGGTCCTCCGAGTTGGCAATCGATGTGCCGCCCGCACCGCTGGCCCGAGCAGATTTTGAGGACCCAGTAGTCGAGGAATCGCCCGTCGGGTTGGAGCCGCGACTCGCGCACCCATTCGCCGTCGGGGTATCCGGTGGAGTCGCACGGTTCACACTGGCTGCTCGCGCGATTGACCGGGCCGGTGACTTCGGCCCCGTTCTGGCACGCGATGACCGCCTCGTAGAAGTGAACGCACTCCGACGTCGGCGTCGGTCCGGAAGACGGGCCGGAGGGTCCGTCGGCACCGCTGCGGTCGCATCGCACGACCGCGCAGGACGACCCGACGCCTTGGAACACGCCGCCCTCCAGCGCACACTCGCAGCGGTGGCGGGTGACGCATGACCAGACGTCGGCGTCCGCGTTGTAGAAGCAGCACGCACCGAACGCGAACGGGTCGGCAGCAATCTCCGCCTCGCAAGACTTGTCTACACAACAATCGCAAGAAAGCCGCCCATCGCGGACGGCCAACTTGCTATTGATGATCTTGCCCGTACTCACGCACCCGCACCGAAATCAGTGGACGATGTATCGGACGACTTGGGCGACACTGTACCAAAGTAAGACGGAGCGTTCGTCAAGGTAAACTCGGACAGCCCAACCTTCGTAATAAACGAAGTGGTCGCGTTCGTGCCGTAGATGTTGGCATTGGTGATTGTGTGCGTACCGAGCGCCCCGTCCGGAGTCACCAAGCCGCCCTTCTGGTTCAGCGTGGTGGTAGTGCCGACCGACCGAAGGTTCACGCGACCGCCGTTGACATTGGCGGTCGTCACCGACACGTCCTCGTCGATTGTGACAATCGCCGATCCGGTCGCGTTCAGCGTCGTCACCGTATCCTTCGTCACCGTGCGACCCGCCAGACAGTCGAGGGTGCCGACCGTGCCGCCGCCGCGGATGTCCACATTGCCGCCGAAGTTGTACACACTCGGCTTGATCGTGCCGCGGATGTTTACGGTCCCGCGATTGACATACACATTGTCGAGCGAGTTGGCGTTCGTGCTGTTCGTCACCGTCACCGCGCCGGTCGTGTTGATGGTGATATTGTCAATGGCGTTTGCAGCCGCAGCGGTGAAAGCCCACTGCGAGCCGCCGCCCTCGTAGGTGATCGTGGTACAAGTGTTCGTCCCGTCGCCGATGCTCATGGACGAACCGGACGCGATGTAGAGCGAGCACCCCTTGCCCACCGTGATCGTCGCAGGAACGCCAGTCTCGAAGGTGTTCAGGTCTGCCGACAGTTCGCCGGTCAGCGTCAGGAAGTACACGTCGTCGCCGTCCACCGGCACCGCAGCACCAGTCGAGCCGTATGGCGTGGCCGACCATGAGGTCGTACTGTTCAGCCCATTGTTCGCTACATAGTATCGGTCTGCCATTATGGTGTCCTTGTCATCATGAATGAAACGGTGGCCTGCGTTCCCGCCGACGCCGCCGTGGTGGTCTTTGCTCGAATCATTGCGTAGCCCGTCACATCGAAAGTTGAGGTGATCGCGTACCCGCTTACTTGGCTAATCTGCTCCCAAACCAGACCGTCAATTGAACCTTGAATGTCAATCCGCAATTGGGAGTCGGTCGAGTTGTCTTTGCCGCTAATCTGTACTGCACACTTCGTGGCCTGCAAAGCGTTGGGTCCGAGGATGCTGATGTATTCAATGTCCTGCTCGGTGTTTTCGCCGACGATGAGCGGTTGCAGTCGAGCATTCTGCGGAACCAGCGACAAAAACGAATCGGTGTGACTGTGTTCTGACACGGTGGAGTTGGTGTCGATGTCGGCTTTGTAGATGATTCTGCTCACGGCGTGTCCTCGCAAACCTCAACGTCGATAGTCTCTCCGGGCGGCAACAGGTACAGCGTCCCGCCACGCTCAGCCACGGTGACGATAGACCCCACCGGAACCGCGACCGTATCGAGTTCGTCGGGGAATCTGCCGTGCGTCGGCTCGGTGTTCTTTATCAGGAACGATCCGCCGTTGAGGTCAACTTCAACGTCGTAGGTGATGCCCGACGCTGGGCCTGGCGTTGTGCCGTTCACCGCCACGATGATGCCTTGGTGCAGTTCGATCATGGTGCGGTCAACCTCTGGATCGGGAAGCCGGGCAGGTTAGACCAGCCGTTTGCTTCTTCGACGAATGGCTCGTACACATCAATGGTCGGGACGTACAGCACACCGCCGCTGGACGGGTTCTGGACCGGCACGACGTAGTTCGTGTAGTCCTCAAACGGCAACCGCTCCGGTGCGGTCACAATGTCGTCGGGCGTCTGCAATTCGGTCGGCTTCGGCGGCGCGTCGTTGCCGGGATCAGACCACCATTCGTGCGTCACGGACCACACATCGGCGGCGACCTGCGACGACTGCGCGCCGAGGTACTGCCATGCTTTGTCGCTGGGGTTTCCGTTCGGCAGTCGGTGAATCTTGTTCGTCTGGTCCTGCGAAAAGATAAACGCACCGAGGTTGTATCCCGATGAGATAACGTTGACCACGACGCGGAGCATCAGCCCGCTGACGGTGAACTCTTGCGTACCCAAGTCCCACTCGAAGCCCTGTGTGATCGACCCGCCCGACGGGTAGGCGATTGGACGCTTGAAGTAGTACGGGGCCTTGATGACCCGTTCCAGCGTCGAATATTCTGCGGTTACATAGGTCGGCTCGGTGTCGGGGACCGGCTGGAAGTTGGCCCCGCTGCTGTCCACGCTAAACCGAACGAACACGATCCAGCCGCGATCATTGCCAGCGCCGATCCGCTCGGTGACATCGTACTGAACCGAGGTAAGCCGCTGTGTCGGGTCGTTTGGGTGCGGTGTTCCGACCGGCCCCATCTCCGGAGATGTCTTGACCGCTGCGATTGCTTCTTGCGGATCATATGCGTTTGTGACCAAGAACGAAAGCGTTGCATCGGACGGGATGGCCCGCTCGCTGAACGATTCGCCGCGCTCGATGCGTGTGACGGTCGGCATTAGAACGCCCTCTTTCTGCGCGTCGTGCCCTCAGCGATCCGCTTGGCGGACGGTGTGAAGTTGGATACCTGCTGATTGAGGCGTTCGAGTTTCGCGTTGTTTTGATTGATCGAACGGGCCTGGTCCTCGATTGCCTTGCGGAGTTCCTGCATTGCAATTGCCAACTCTCTCTGAGACTCGTTTTCCTGACGCTTAGACTCTGCGTCTGCCGATGCTTTCGCAGCGTCCTCTTCGGCCTTGCGTCGCTCTTCGATACGCCGGATTGCATCGTTCGTGTTTTGCGCGTCTATCTTGTCGATCTGGTCAAGCAGTTCGGCCTGCCGAGAGAATCCGCTTTCGACTGCTTCGTTGTATTGTTTCTCGCGCTCTTCTCGCCTTTGCTGGTACTCAGCAAGCAGTCTATCCTCTTCGTCAAGGCGACTGTTCTGGAGCGACTGAAGTTGATCTTGCAGTTCACCTTCAATGCGAGCGCGTTCGTCAGCCGATTTCTTGGTCTTGTCCAGTTCTTCTTCGGCTCGCTTATCGGCGAGTTCGGATAGGCGATTATCTCGATCTTCAACAATTTTTTCGACGCTTGACGCAAGATCCTCATTGAGTTTCTTGCTTTCTTCCGCGATTTTGCGTTGAAGATCACGTTCACCCTGTTGACCACGGATCATCAGTTGGAAGCCTGTGGTCCGTTTTAGGACATAATCGGCAAGTTCTTCTTGTGCCGCGTTTGTTTGTTTGCTCAGTTCTACGATACGCTGCGCGGCTTCTTGGCGTATCTTGTCTTCCTCGGAAATTTCCTTAGATGACTGAACATACTCCTTGGCACTGTCCCGAAGTTTCTTTCCGGTTTTGTCAAGTAGATTGTTGAGTTCTTCGGTTTCCTGCCGAGACTCGCGGACCTTTTCAATGATCGACCCGAACGCCAAAGCGGCAACCGCACCGAGTCCGGTGACCACGCCGATGATGCCGGTGATAGCACCCTGAAACTTGCGAAGACCAGCCGTCGAATCCTCGATCTTCTGACCGGCCTTGCCTACAGCGTCGTCAAGCGCACCGAAGCCGCGTCGTCCAGAGTCACCGACACCCTCGGCTGATGACTTGACATCATCGAGCTTCTGTTTGGCCTGATCGATACCATCGACCTCGACCTTGATACTCGCCTTGCCGACCGGACGCTGGGCCAATGTCTACCCCTTACGAAACGGTGATTGTGCCGGACGCGCGGAAGTTCGTGACAACCTGAATCGGGCTGTTCGGATCGACGGTGATCGCGATGCTCGTGGGGAACGCATCAGCGGTCAGCGTGGTGCCGTCAGTCAGAATCGTTACCAGTTCGCCAGCCGAGAACCCGCTGATCGCCTGAGCAACGCCATTCGCCCCGACAGGGAACAGCGGCGTGCGTGATCCGTCGCTGCCAGCCGACGACAACTGACCGGACCCGCGAAACGCAAAGGTGCTTTCGGCAATCGCGGTCGGCGTGCTGTTCGTCCCGAGATTCTGAACGAACGCCGAACCGGACAGGGCAAAGTCCACATCGTCACCCGCGCCGCCAGCGTCGATGTACTTGAAGGTGAGCGTTTCCTTCGGCTGGCCCGGCAGGGTCAGTGCGGTGGAGTCGTCCGTGTTGCAAACGAACTGACCGTTCCAGCGGTACAGACCGGGAATGAACGAACGGAACTCAACGCCGGTTGCACCGAACGCGGTCGAGTCCTGTTCGTCGATGCTGATGGTCATGTTCCACGACTTAGAGTTTGCCGTGTAGTTCGCTGACGATGCCGCTGTCACCAACCCCTCCGTGCCGTAGGTCGCCGGAGTCAGGTAGGTCGTGATCGTGCCGGTCGCGGCCTTCAAACCGCTGATGTACTCAGCAGCGACGGTCGGCGACTCAAACGCGGTGACATCGCCTTCGTCGGCGGTGATCGCCCACGCGATCTGCGACGGCTTGACTGCACCGCTCACCAGTCCGCTATTGTTCGTCCACGATGTCACCTCGCCTGCGAGCGGGATGGTAGTTGCCATTGGTTATTTCCTTTCCATCACGACGGTGAACGAGCAAACCGTCTGGATTGAATCTTCGAGAATCTGCATCGGGGTCTGGTCATCGGACCTGATCGGGCTTGCGTTCCAGTTCGTCATCGTCGGGGTCCACCGACGAACGGCGTTTATCACCTCATCGACGTAGCCAAGATGAATGGTGTCTGCGTTGGCGGTCGTCTTCGATGAGTAGATCGCGATGTCAAAGTCCACCTCGGTCGTCTCGGCGTCGTCGTCGAACACCTGCTCCTCGACCTGAATCACCGGACTGATGATGATGTACGGCAGGTCGGCATTGATCGGGGCCATAGACCGATAGACGGGCGGCGGTGTCAGGCCGGTAAGTTGGCCCTCGATGCGCGTCTCGACAGCCGGTGCAAGTTCTCGCCACGCGGTAGCCATTACTCAAGCCACTCTTTCATCGACGCCGCAACGCCCTTGCGGAACCAGTCATTGATGTTGCCGTAGTTCTTGCGGAGTGTCGGACGGAGCCACGGACGGGCGGCGATGTTTACCGACTTGGCAAACACGCGGTCGCCGGTCGCCTTGTCTACCCAAGACAGCATCTTGGCTTTCTTCGGCTTGATCGGGCCACGGCTGCCGTACTCCATAACCAGTGCGTATTGGTTCGCAGGTGAACCCGACGCAACACCGACCGACACGCTGCCCTTGCCGACCTGGTGAGAAATAGACCCTTGCAGAATGCCGGTGTCCTTTGCGGGCGGTTCTCCCGGCTGCGACGATTTGCCGCCATTGGACTTGCTCGAAGCCTGACGGTTGAGCACCGACTGGTACTCGTTCTCCATCTTCACGCCGACGACTTTGAGGCCGTCCTGAATACCCGCCTCAAGGTCGCGCAAGAACTCGTCGCCGTTCCATTCCAGATTCGCGCTGCTCATTCCTGCACCCTCCGCCATTCGCAGTCGATCCGAACCGGAATCCCCGCACCGATCTTGCGGACGAACACCCGCGTGATCTCGCGGTCATCCTCGCCCGTCGCCTCGATTCGGTCGCCTTCCTGCAAGGTCAACCCCGCCTGAAACCGTGCGGTCCCGATGGCAGTCGAGCGGTCCCCACCATAGACGACCGCCTCATTGCCGCTCGCGTCGTAGATGCCGCACAAGACGTTCGTGTAGACATCGGAAAAACTCGCAGCACCGCCGAACCCGCTAGTCGGTTTGGTCTGCCGACTGATCGTGACTTTGTGCGTAGGAGAAAACGGAATCACGCATACACCCTCTTCCACGGCGCGAGCCGGTGGTCCTGTGCCTGTACCAATTCGGTGACGGTTCGCACGGTCCGCTGTACCCCGTCCGTCGCGAACTGGGCCGTAGACAGCGACGTGTGGCGGTCAAAGAGCATCTGACACACGATGTCGGTGATGGCGAGCGTCAGGTCGTCGGGGACCGACGTAAGCCCGCCAGTGCCTTGCACGCGGATGTTCTTCCAGCCCTCCGGCCACACGCCGTAAGTGCCGTGCCAATCTTCCCAGCCGCCAGACAGCACCAGACACGCCGAGTCTTGATCGAGCCGGTATGCGTCGCTGCTGATCGTCTGGGTATCCGATCCAACGCTAATCGTCACGCTGCTCACGCTGGTCATGTACGGCACGCGCAGGAACAGTTCCTCGGTCCCCGTGCCGCTGTGCCGTTCGTCGTACGCCGCCGATTCCCACTGCGCGAGACCGCAGTACCGCTGGGTGTACGCGGTCACCTCATCAATCAGCGAATCAATCTCAGACGACGTGATATCCGCGCCGCCGGAGTCGTCGGCGATGGACAGGCGTTGACGAACGCGGGCTGCTGTGGTCAGTGCCATAAACCCCGCCCCGCCATTTCTGACGGGGAAGGGACAGGGGAGGAAAGAGACTTATCAGCCGATCAGGTTGATGTAGTAGTCAGCACCCTGGTCGGCCACTTCGACGGCCTCGGGCGTGCCGAGAACAATGAACCCGACCGCATCGGCGGAGCCGGTGTTGTCCTCGGAAACCACCCAGCGGAGATACCGCTTGCGCTTGCGCAGGTCGAGCGAGATAGCGAAAGTGCTGTCGTCGTCGGTGTTGCCGGGCAGGTCAGTACCCGTCCAAGCCGCGCCGCTGATGTCGGCCCAAGTCGAATCGTTGTCCGACTCCTGCAACTTGAGAACGTCGATGTTGCCGTCGGTCGTGCCGACGCGGAACACCGCCAAGGCGCTGCTGTAGCCCTTGCAGTCCACGCTATCGCCGTCGGTGGAGGCGTTGGTGTAGACATCGGGTTCGAGCGACATGACGACTTTGAGTTTCTGTGCATCGTTGTATGCCATTGGTCAATCTCCTTACGAGGTGGTGGCGAGTCCGACGATGCAACCGGCTTCGGAAGCGGAGCCGTGACCGTACACGGCCATGCCCGCCTCGTAGCGGTAGAACAGACCGATCTGGTCGGTGTCCGCATAGCGGTGTTCGCTCGTCGAGAACGAGGAAGAGTTGGAAACTTCGTGGAGGTGCGAACCGCGACGGAAGTCGCCGAACAGGGCCACGACGGAGTTGTTGGCGCTAGAAGTCGGGAAGCCGACATCGGACAGCACCACGGGGTAGCCGCCGATCTGAAGGCCCGGCCCCTCTTCGACCATGCGAATGGTCGTTCCGCCGACGCCGCGAATCAGCGGCAGAATGGTGTCGTAGAAGAACGTGCGACCCATGACCCACTGATAATTCGTCGGGTCGCCCTTGCCGGTAAGACCCATGACGTTTTCGATATCTCCAAGTCCGATGTTCGACCACGCCGCGCCGCCGTCAACCAGACCAGCGTTGCTGCCAGCGTTGCCGTTGTCGATCAGCTTGGTGCGGATGCCGACGTTCGTGCCGTAGGTCGAAGTGCCGTCGCCTTGGAAGTAGGCGTTGTCCACCTTCTTCTCAGCCGTGCGGACGAACTCGCGGGCGATGAAATCGACCATGCCGATGCCCGGCGTGCGGAAGATTTCGGTCGAAACGCGGTAGCGGCCAAACAGCTTCTTGGCGAGCACGGTGTACGGGCGAAGCGTTACGCTGGCCTCGGTCGTGCTGGACGGGTTCTCGCCAGTCCACTCGACATCGGGTCCGTCGCCTTCGTCCGACACGGTAATGTCGATGGCGCGGCTGGGGGTCGAGGTGAAGTTGGCGAGCTGACGCGCGACGCCGTACTGCTCCTTGATCTCCTGAATATCCTGCTGGACTTCGACGGGGATCAGCGAGCCGCCTTCGCTCAGGTCGGCGGTCGATCCGGCCTTGCGGATCATGGTCTCGTCAGCCTTGCGGAGCGGGTAGTCGAAATTGCCACCCTTCGCCGCACCGAGACGAACCGAAGCCATGAACAGTTCGGCGGTCTTGCCGTCGCGGAACACCGACTTGCCCTGGCTGGCCTTGCGGTCGTAGCCGGTGTATTCGGGGTTTGCGATGTGGAACGAAGCCGAGCGTGCCGCCTTCGCGTTGATGCGGTTGAGGCTGGCCGCCTTCGGCTTGTCCTCTTCGTCCATTTCCTTCGGCTCGTCGACGGGTTCGTCCATCGCGTCGCCTTCGACTTCCTCAGCGGGCTCCAGTTCGATGGTGCCACCGAGAATGTTCATCAGCATCTTCTTGTCGAGTTCCTTGCCGCCCGCCTTGAAGGTCAGGCCGTTGTCTTCGACGAACTCGCAAACAGCGTCCACATCGGCAAACTTGCCGGTGAATCCCTCGTCGGTGAGGGTGGTTTTGATCTGGCGGCGCAGGTTCTGCGCGGCCTTCGCGTTCAGTTTCATTGGTATAGACTCCCGGCGCGGAGCGCCGTCAGCGTGTGAAAACTTGCGTTCTCGTCGCTGCCCACCGTGCCTGTCTGAGCCGTCGCTCTACGGGCCGGGAGTCAGTTCCGTTGCCCCGGACTTGGGGCTACGAGTTGTAGCATACACTACATCTCGGTGTGTCAAGCGAGAAATCTTGAGAATTATTCCGAAAGCAGCACAATCGTTTTCCGCCTCGCATTGTACCCCAGCGACTCAGCCAGCGTCTTGGAAACCCGGCCCGCCTTGACCATCCGCTCCAGCGTCACCGCCTGATCGTCGGTCAGCGTCGCCTTGCCCTTGCCGACGAACTCTGCGATGGCGTCGGGGTTGGCTGGCATGAAGGTGGGGCTCAGTTCGAGTACGCGGGCGGACGGGATGTAGTACGAATGGGGGCCGTACTTCTTCTTCTCATCGTCGGTCGGTCGGCGGCGTTCCGTCGCCTGAAACCCGATAGACACGCCGAAAGACCCCATTTCTTTGCAGAGAGCGTGCCATTGCTGGGCGAGCGACGAGGTCTTGAGGAACTGCCCCCGAAAGTACCACCCCTCACCCTTCCGCTTCGCGGCTAGCAACTTCGCTACAGGGTCGGTCCCGTACCCGCCGTGGCTCGGATACATCGCCTTGAACTTGAGCGCGTATGACCAGTCGAGGCCATCCGGCTCCACCACCTCATCGTCCAAGTCCACGCTGCCCGTGGTGGCGATGCCCTGAAACACGCCGTCGCCGCCCTCGCCGGTGAAGTCCCGCATGGTCAGCGACTCGACGCTGCACACGGTCACGCCTACATCGTCGCACTTGTGGCGGTCTTTGATTGAGTCGATCCAGTTCATGCGTACAACTCCGCTTTGGTGGTTTCGTGTTCGATTCTGGCGCGGGCAATCTCCGCGTATTCGGGGTCCAGTTCGATGCCGATGAACTCGCGATCAGTTTCGACGCAAGCGATGCCGGTTGACCCCGTCCCGGCAAAACAATCCAGCACAACCGCGCCCGGCTTGCTGCTC